TAAACGACTTGACCTTGAATTAAATTAGCACCCGCTGTAAATGTTTGTGTTGTGGGAAACGTAGTCGTTACACCAGCACCATTTATTAGATAAACCTCTGTGCCACCAGGATTAAATGAGGTGTATTTACGATTAAAAATTGCCCTGTTGGTCATAATAACGAGCTGGCAATTGATACCCTATAAGCATTCTAGCAAAAATAAAAACAAAAGCCTAAGACTCTTGTTTATTTTAGAAATTCTGTTGTTCTGCCCTGATGATTGCTGTTGATGATGCACGATCAATTTTTAAAAACCCTTGACAGGTGATGTTATAGTCTTGTCCGTTTAAATCTTTTTCGCTTTTGACTGGCACCGAGATATCTAAATTTTTAAATAGGTATTCTTTGCCGTCTTCAAAGACTCGCCAGACATGATCCATAGTGCCACGACCATTTTGACCTCGCGTCTTATTGAACCGTATTTGGTAAGTTTTCATATTACTTCAGCAGGTGCTGGGCAGGCAGCTTGAGGAGCAGGAATCACTGTCAAATTAAAATGAACAAATTTAATGGGTGTGTTTGCTGCATGGCGAGTAAACGAATGAGGCAACCATGAGTTAGAAAAAATCATCATGCCAGGTTTGGGCGTGAAATTAATCATTTTGCTGGCAGGAGTTGCCATGTTTACGTCTTGTTCCGGCAAATCAATTTGCACTTTGGCAGCGCGTGGGTCGTAAAACACAACATTAGAACAATTCTCTGGGGTCTCTAGAAAATAAAAACCTACTATTTGTGAGCCATAACCATGCACATGCGCATCCATTGCGGAATGTTTGTGATGCTCTTGTATCCACATCTCAGTAAAAGAAACAGCTTTATCCCCCATCGCATAGCCCTGCTCATTAAGAATATTCCAGGCTGTAGCACCTACAAACTCAATAAACTTGGTCATGCAAGGAGCATCAAAAAAATTACCCGTCATGTAGACAGGGTAAATTTCGTTTAAGTCATGTTCTTTGCGTTGAATCTCTAAATTTTCTTCAGCTATTTTGCTAACTTCTTCCAAAAAATCAGGTCGCTCAATAATGTAGATAGGGCAGGGGAAATGGTGTGCAACCTGAAGTTGTATGTTATTGGTAGCTATAGAATTTTTACATATTTTTTGTTTTGGTTTTTTGCTTGTGGTCTTTGGCATGGTTTTTTGTGGCTTGTTGAATGTTTAGTTTACAGCTTAGAGCTGCTCCTGTTCAGATACTAGCACCCAACTTGTAGTTTCTTCGTCCCACACATACTTTTTACCATCAGTCGGATACGGTATTGGCGCATTCCAACTACAAGTATCTTCGTTTAACACCCAAGAATTATAAGGTTTTGGTGGAATAAAAGCATTTAGGTGCGAATTGAAACTGTAACCAATTCCAGCATAGTTTTTGTATATGCGTCCGTTGTAACTGGTCTGAATCCATTTGGTATGTGTGCCATAAAGGCTTTGGCAAAATTGTTCGCCAAGCCAAGCGTCTTCAACTCCTAAATCATTTTTTATGACATCGTTATTTACCACGATGACTTGTTCAACAATCCAATTTTCGTTTACCCGTGCAAAGTGTGCCATTAAAAAGTAATGCTCCCAGATCCAGTAAATTTGTAGTTGCGGTAACCACCGTTAATGGTAATCGTCGGACTACCGGTAGTGGAGACTGCTGCAAAAAATGTATCTGGATAACGGATAATAGCAATGCCCGAACCACCGCTGCCGCCGTTTGTATTTTCGTTAGTAGTAGCGTGACCCCCTCCACCACCGCCACCTTTATTGGTAGCACCTTGTCCAGCAGGAGCACTTGCATTACCTCCACCACCACTTCCGCCTGTCCCTGGAGTTCTAGTTATGAAATTCATTTGCGCTCCCCCGCCACCGCCGCCAGCGTAAAAAATGTAGTCAAAAGCTTGTTGTCCTGCACCACCATTTCCACCTGCCGATTGCGTTCCATTATTGCCCACTGCACCGCCACCGCCACCGCCACCCGCAGCAAGACAACCTGTCAAAGTGGGACTACCTCCATTAAACCCTTCACCTGGGTTACCAGTCCCTGGGCTGCCAGGGCTACCATTACCCGCTCCCTCACGTGTTCCACCTCCACCGGAACCTCCAGATCCACCAGAAAAAGCAAAATTACATCTAGTTCCGCCGCCGCCGCCACCAGTAGATGTAATAGAAGAAAAACTTGAATTGCTACCGTTAAACCCTCGATAATTTACGTTGCAGTAAATGCACGAGAAGCCCCCACCACCTCCACCGCCGATCGTAATTGTATATGTGGTTCCTGCGCTAACACTAAATCCTGCAGCAGTTTTAAACCCACCAGCGCCACCGCCACCGCCGCATTTGCCGCCGCCAGCACCGCCAGCAACTACCAAGTATTCAACGGTAGGTGTAACAGACCCAAAACTACGTTGATTCATAAATACAGCTTGTAAAGCGCCGCTCATGTTAGACCGCTCCCGCTGATAAGCCAAGATGTTGATGTAATCTTAATGCAAGTTGCAGAGCCATATTGAGCTAATGTGCGCGAACCTGTGGTGCCAGCAGATGACAACGTTAAAGTATCAGTTGTTATTGCAATTGTAACGGCTGCTGCTGCCATATTAATGAATGTAAGGGCTGTACCGATTGGATAAGCTACAGAACTGTTGGCTGGTATTGTAAATGTCCTTGCGTTGTTATCGCCAACAGGGTGGAATATAACTTTACCTGAATCAGTTAAAATCAACGTATAAGCAGCTGATTGAGAATTAACAGGTAGACTGAGGAACCCAACTGCATCGGTGCCATCCACTGTGCAACTGGATAGTGTGCCAGATGTAGGTGTACCTAGTACTGGGGCTGTGAGTATAGGAGAAGTAAGTGTTTTGTTGGTAAGAGTCTGGGTGCCAGCAAGAGTAACATCGCCTTTTGAAACCGCGACAGTTAATGCAGCATTACCAGAAGCTAATGCAGTAGTACCAGTACTTTGCGCAAAATTACCCGAAGATAACGCATTCAGTCCTGTACTAATTCCAGCATTACCCGAAGATAACGCATTCAGTCCTGTACTAATTCCAGCATTACCAGAAGCTAGTGCAGTATTAGCCGTACTTTGAGCAAAATTACCGCTAGCAACAATAAAGTAACGTTGATCTAACGCACCTACTTGAATACTCTTATTAGTTACTCCAGATGCCTGGACTACAGGAAAAAAATCACCACTGGCAAGAGTGACAATTTGTGTAAATTGAGATATTTTTTGGCTCATTTAGATTAATTTTCTAACTCAATTGTAGCTCCATCTTCAGCCAAAATGAACCCAGGAAAAAATCCGCCTTCTAAAAGCAGATAACCGCCGGTAATATCTATTGAAACTGGCTTAGCTACTTCTACACTAACACCTGAACTCGTTACAGCTCTTCCTACAGTCGTAACATAAGCGTTAGTTAACGGTGTGGAAAACACCTCATCGAGCCAAGTAACATACGAATTATTTAAGGAACCTGAAACTACGCTCAAATAAACAGGAGACCCTGGTGTTAATCCCGAGCTAGAAGCAGAATAACTGTCTTTATTAACGAATATTAACTCGTTTGCTTGTCCAGCGTTAGTCGCTATTCCAACCACACGGGCGTTACGCTCCTCAATTGCTGATGCTTTGTACAGCAGCCCACTGGGATTAATTGTGACAACATCCCCCTGATTTATATTTTCAGAAGCAATAAAAGAAACTAAGGCCACGGGGACAAATTTAGTGCTTTCTTTCTTAGTCTAATCTATTTTTTACCTTGGCCCCTTGATTTCTTACGTCCGTGGCTTGCTTTAGAGTGTTTGCCATCACCTTGTAAGCTCTTTTTAGGCTTGGACTGGATTTTGTTGACGTTATCTTTAACTGACACGATAGAAGAGGTTAGTTTCTAATTAAGAATACTAAACCCAAGCGGTGCCGTTCCAAACTCGTAAAACACTAGCGCCGCTGTCGTACCAGAGACCACCTTGTTGAGTAGCGGCAGGAGCGGCAACTCCATAGGCAGCATCTCTAGTAGCTCCTGTTTCGTACCAACCAGAACTGACGGCATCATAAATAAACAGGTTACCCATCAACTGGTTAAACCACAGTGTTCCGTCCCTCGGCGGCGCGTTTAAACCAGTGCCGGATGGGGGAACTTCTGATTTAATTGCAAAAGCTTCAGCATTTGTTTGATACCAGTCTGGGTCAGAAACTCCGTTTCCACTGGCATAAACGAATAAACGCCCTTCTTGAGTATCAAACCACAAGGAACCTGCGTTATACCCCGCACCTGGATTACCCGAGATTGTAACTGCTGAAGATACAGAACTACCGCCAGCGGTACCACTAATAATTACTGAGTTACCACTATAAGAAACAGTATTACTTCCTTGACCAAAAACGTGACCTGAGACAGAATTTTGAAATACGTTGTTGAAATTTACATTGAAATCTGTGCCGTTTACTAGATATAAACCTGAGCCCGCCGTATAGACAACACCAGAAGCAGACGTTACCGTAGCATTAATAACCGTAGTAGTACCACTTGCTGTAAAGAATATTCCAGAACCTGCTTGGATCTGGGAACCACCGCCACCAGAAACTCCGCTAATCGTCAGATTTAAATCTTCTAAAGCTTGAACGACACCATCAAAATTCGCTGCATAACCGCTGGGATCTATTGTAAAACTTACAGTTCCCACACCGCTTACCGTGTAAATAATTTCTGTTACAGCCCCAATTATACCCCGAAAATTCGCTTCGTGAAGTCCCTTTCTAGAAGGGTAGTGGATACACGCTGACATCGTATATTTACCCGAGAATACTCTAGTTTAAACACTATTTCTGCAGTCTAAAGACTTTACTTCTTCGTGTGAGTGTGAATCTTCTCGGGATGCATAAAACCCTCCTCAGCAAGCATCCAAGCTGGTATATTTAAAATTTCAGCGCGACGTTTACATTCTAACCAAAAGGAGTTATCAGGAGTTGCTTGCTTTTCTAGAAGAACAGGCAGTGTAGAACTCATGGTTTGGTTTTAGGTTAAGTGGCATACCTGCATATTAACACACAATGTAAAGAAATAACTAAATAGTATGACGCCACGGATGGTTTTCATCCATACTTGAACTTAAAACTCTTCTAAATCTCTGTCATAGTCGTGATTTGCGTATAAACTGAAATCTTTAAATATAATTAAAAATTAAATTAGTAAACTACTACTGGTCGCGAATCTGCTCGCATTTAAAATTTATTTAAATACCTGAATTCCCTTGCATTTTCTGACTCGAAAACGATTAGTAAAAAAGAAGTTAAAACTATAGGTCAGAGCACGACACACTATGCTAAGGTATCTCCCATAGCACTACGTACACACCATGACCCCCGATCCCTACGTAAGCGTCTTTGGCTTACTGGTTCGCACTCCTCCTGACCCACCCGAAGGTCCCGTCTTAAAGGAATACGACCTGGACTCGTTTCGAGTGGTGGAGCAGGCCAAAACAGTCACGTTGCATTGCAAATGTGGGCGCAGTGAGTCATTGCTTCTTTCCCTCGCAGACGTATCGCGTATTCATCCGGTGCATGGGTTCTATGCCTGCCCGAAGTGTCTGTACGAGCTCCAGGCAGCTCACACTGTCGCTCAGAAGGTCTCCGTTTGGCTGCGGCAGAACAACTCCGCCATAACAGCTCGAGAACACCTGCGTTTACCTAATAATTTGACTCGTTTTATGGACCCAGAGTCTCGTTTGGCTACTAGACCACGCCGATTTATTTACAGTTCCTATTTCGACGTAGATCTAAGCTCGAAAGAAAACATTGTTTCAACCTGCTCAGATCCACACTGTGTAAATCCGTTACACTGCCAAATTGCTAGTAGTCCCGCTACTAAAGTCACAACACAAATGATCGAGGATGTAGCCAAGTGGATACAAAAAGGTATATCAAACAGAACACTACAGGAACTTATAGAAATAAAATACGGAATATCACTGAGTATGCGCAGCATAAACAACATAAAGCGATCTGCGCTCTTGTTAACCGCAACACAGAATTGTTATGCGTGTTAATATACGAGCAGGTAATGTCTGCCAATGAACTTATTCAATCGTTAAGCTTTCCAAAAGCCAGAGTATTTAAAGGGCTCAAAGAACTTCAAAGTTGCAAATTTGTAATTAGATTAAACTTTGAAAACCACACGCTCTACGCTATAAACGGACTTTATCTTCACTTTATAAAAAATCTACTGAAATACGATGAGCTATCCGGAATCTAAGCCTTGTCTTTGGAACGAAAAGTATGTTATTGAGAACTTACCGGCTTGGTTATACACAGATAACGAAGAACCAAGCTCAGTAATACAATGTAGAGCTAAGATTTCTGCTTTACAATATACGGTTCAGGATATTGACCTACAAGTTGAAATCAGAGAACTAGAGCTTAAAACTGGCAATGGTCGCCACGTGTCAGCTTTTGAGTTTGAAAAATGGAAAGTACAGGCTCTTAGGGCAAAACAAACGCACATTTACCTACTGAACGCCTACAGTTATTGGCTTCTCTTGAATGAAAAAGATACTTGTATTCCCAGTATCAGTGAATTATTGCAAAAATTAATAAAACTTCTGATCGAAGAGCCGGTTGATTTCACTTCCCAACTAGAAAAATTACTCTAAACTACGGAGACCGGCTATTGAAAGAAGGGTCTTTAGTCGGTATCGTGAAGGTGCTAGTACTTTTCACCCTTTCGGACTAGCAGTAATCGATCTCTTGTGCCTAGTACTAGGTGCTTGAGCGGCCTTCACACTAATTACAACATCATGCTTACCGACAGAATCACTGCTGCCCTTCCGTTTAAAGAATTACTTACAATTTTTAGAAGCATCGACACTTCGTTACAAGTTTTAGCGAATACAAAGTCTGGAAATTTAACCACGGCATTTATCAGTAAAAAAGCGATAGCTGAAAGACTAGGTGTAAACCCTATAAACATAGATAAGTTGATACATCAAGGAATTACATCAAAAGGGAAGTCTGGCTTAGTCGAAGGCAGACACTACTGCAAGCTGAGTAAGGATGAAAACAATACTAGTAATTTTCTGTACGATTCTGCTAAAGTCCTGACAGATGCCTGGTCCTCGTTTCAAAATTATGATTAATCTCGGAGAAAAAGCCAAAAAACTAGCTTCCTCCTTATTCGGAGTGAGTGAAATAAAGAATCGGATCGCAAAGAACGCGATGAAACTCCTCATTAATGACATTATAACTATGTCAACTGAGTTTGCCGACGCAAAAGGACAGGGAGCCTTGTTTTTTAACTCTAGTTGCCCAGATAACAGTCATTATCTGACTCTTAAAGAAATACAAAACGATATTGTTATAGCGGAAGAGTATATGGACAACACAACAGCAGAATTTTTAAAAAAACTTATAAATTTAATTCAAAAAGATAGCGAAGCTAAAGAAAGTGTTGTTGTGATGGTTAACAACACAGGTTTATCTGCGCACAAAATAGACTTAAACTCTATTGATGAGCGTATTGACTCTTTAATCAATGCCGTTAGCTAACCAAGATTTTGTTTCACCTCCAGAAATAATCGGAGTAACCACGGCGTTTTTTAATGGTCAGATTGAATTAGACCCCGCATCAAGCGATACAGCGAACAGCATGGTCTGTGCGAATAAATACTTTACACACGACCATAACGGGTTAAAACAAGAATGGAAAGCTAAAAATATATATTTGTATCCTCCTAGAGATTTTTTGTTTTTAAGTGAGCAACCAGCTGAAACAAATATATTTTTTAGAAAAAGACGATTTGTTAAATCCGCACAGCGAGTTTGGTTAGAAGAGTGCCTTCGTCGGTATAGAAAAAACGAATTTGACGAGGGTATTGTGTTTCTTACATCCACAGAAGTGGCGTTGCTGGTTACACAGAAGTTAGACATAGATATGCCGATTTGCATCCTGAACAAGAGACCAGAACTTTATATAGACATGCCTGGTTTGCCAAAACTTATAAACACTAAATGCCTGGGTTTTATTTTATATTTTCCTTGCTTGTTGAATCCCCTTAAGAGAATACAGGAGTTTAACGAGCTGTATAGTGATCTTGGTCGTGTGTACTTTTAAGGTTTTCTTTAGTTTGAAATGAATCGTCTGGCCCGAAGTTATCGTTCAGACCAAAACCAAGTCGATTAAACCCACGGATGGAATCGTACTGTGCATTTCTACGTTGGGATACCGCTTCTCCCCTCTCTGAAGTTTTCCAAATATCTCCAGCAATTCGTAAAGGAAAATACCTGTTCGCTCTTCTTTCGTGTTTGTTAAAAGGTCTTTCGTTTAATGACTTAACCCTACTTTCGTGAACGGAAGTTTTTATAGGGTTAGACATTGTATTTGTAAAGGTCCCGCATGGATCCTACGTCCGAGCGTTGAGTAATAGGTGCAGAAGCAATACGCATAAAATAAGGATTGTATAAGTTAGAGAAAGCTTGATTCCCTTGTATCTTTTGAAAAGCTGTTATAGGAGTGGATAATGTCCCATATAGCCTTTCGGAACCACGTTGACCTGTTCCACTTATTAAGCCAGTTCCAGCAGCAGTGGTATTCCTAAGACTCCCTACATTTGAAGCAGCAATATTGGTTAAATTCTCTACTCCAGCTTTAGTTGTATTTATTGCAGCATTCGAATACATAAGTGCTTGAGAACCTACTCGTTCGGATGCAGCTTCAGCAGCAGTAGCTAACGCAGAATTAACAGTGCCCATATCTTTCATCACTGCTGTACTGTAGTTTTTCATCTGACCTCCTATCTCACCCATAGATCCCTTGTATGATGAAGAACCTAGAAGACCTGGTGTGTAATTAGCTAAAGCCGAAGAGAACTTAGTTGTAGTCTCCGTCATTATTTTATTAAAGTAATCTCGAAATTGCTTACTTAAGTCTTTAGTTGCAGTTCCGGATAAACTTTCTAACTTACCTAAAGTTACGTTCCTTTCTCCTTTGGCCCTGGATGCATCCTCAGCAAATTTAGCGGTATTTGTATTAATCTGGTTAACTGCGTTTTGAGCAGCAATAATCTTGTAATAATTTTCTGCTGCAGACATTTTTACAAAATACCAGTTTCTTGTTTCAGTCTACCACGGAGGGACCTAACTAGGCGCAGATTTAGCATAGGAAAATATAGGTTTACCTGCGGCCATTCGATCCCGCATTAAATTCTTTAAGGCAACAATGTCAGACGTAGCTGTAGTCGCACCTGGACTATAAATATCGGCAGATACATGTGCTCCTGTAGTGGACCCCGTTCTACCTTGAGTCCCTAAAAAAGTACCAGCTGAAATAGTAGTTCCTACTTTTAAAGCGGGGTTCAGTTCATCAAAGTGAGCAAATAAACCATCGAATTTTTTGCCTTCTGGCGTTGTAAATCGTAGTTCTACATTATTTCCGTAAGCTCGCTGTGTGGCACCTCTTTCTAAATTAAATTCTCTCGGGTCTTTTGAGATTTTTAAAACTTCAGCAGATAACGGAGAAGTAAAGGGAGCACCCCGCTTACCTCCAGCAATAACAAAGTCAAATCCTTTTCCGCCTGTGTCGTTAGGGTTTGTTACTTCTATCTTTTGCGAAACAAACGAGTTTGTGGGTTTAGCAGTTTCTATATTTCTATTTGCCGTTTGTACCACGTTGCTTTGTTTTAACCTATTTACAAGTTCTTCAATTTTAGAAGCTGACTCATTGTAAGCTTGTTGCTTTCCAACAGTGTTAATTACCGTTTTAATTAAGCCACCAGGGTCAAATTCAGTTGGTTGCTCCTCTGTAAGATTTGAAGCAACCATGCGGTACTGATCGGCAAGCGCAGGATCATCCTCCTCTACATCTATAGCTTGTTGATTTAAAGCAGCTAATTTAGAATAAACGTCTGCTGTTTCTGAATTACCTGTTGGTTTAATCAAATTACCCGCTAACGAGGCAATTAAATTTTCATTAAAGTCAAACTCCTTCATTTTAAAAGGAGCTGATTGATCTGGTTCAGCAACAGAGCTTGCATCTGATACTGGTATACCAGAAATCTTTTTACGTAAAGCGTCAGTAAAACTAAATGTGCTAGGTCCTATGATCTTATTAACGTACTCGTTCGTCTCGTCGTAACGCTTACTGGCTTCTACCGCTCCAGGTCCTGCGTTATAAGCTCTTAGAGCTTTTTCATAGGCACCGCGCATTTTTACAGGATCTTTTGTACCTCCCCCGTAAGTTTTGACATAAGCAGCCATATTTTTGGCTGCTGCGTCCAAAGCGGCCACAGGGTCTCGTGGATTTACCCCCCAACCACGAGCCGTATCAGGCATTATCTGAGCAATACCTATAGCACCTGCACTTGAACCCGCTGTTGGGTCAAAGTTTGACTCTGCCTGAATTTGACGCTCAAATACTTCAGGAAGTAAGCCGTATCTTGCCGCTTTCTGTCTTGCTATCTCTCTGTAATTTGGAGGCATAACTAAAGAGGAGGGATACTAAGTAAGGGTTACTATATTCTAAAACAACAAATTTTATTTCTGCGCTAAGTCAGGAGTATCATCAAATAAATCTATATTTACGTCTATAAGGACACCCATATCGCTTATTACGGACCTATACGCTCGTTCACGACAAACTAAACGATAAATCGTGGTCCATAAAAATTGATCTCTCTCTTTGCTCTGTAGCTCATAGGCTTTATTACGTACTCTAGTCAACGTAAACTCATCTTCTAATGTGAGGCCACACTGAAGATTGACAAGTTGACCATCAGGATGATTTTCCCCCATTGGACTCGTACGGCTACCTTGATTGTAGCTAGATCTTAGAACAGAGTAAAGCAGTCACATCTGTGAACGTACTACCACGCTTTACAAGACCAATATCCGGCTGTTAGTTTGCTTTTCTTCTCATCACAGTTATGACGCGCACGGAAATTACGTCGTCTTTCTGGGTCATCACGTTTTATTTCCATGTTTGCGTCACCAAATCTAACTAACCGAACTTCATCGCCCTCTTTGGCTGCTACAACAGACTTTTTACCTCCCTGAATGTCCCTACGGGGCTTGTTATATTCTTGAAACACCTCGCCTGCAATTCTAATTGTCATATAAAAGTCAAAGTCTATTTAAATTATAGATTAAACTGAGAAAATCACTAATTTTCACAAGTATGAAATTTCTGTGAGGTTAAGAAATTATGTTGCGCACAGAGCGGACTACGCTAATATAAGCTCGCCTGATCATCTTCATCGTACAATTCGTATGGACACCAAAACACTTTTGACTATTGCTGAAACAGCAGAATTACTGAATTGCAGTTCTGGTTTTGTCCGTAAGCGCATTTCTTTATCCGAATCCAATCAAGAAGGTGGTTGGCCTAAGAATGTTTATATAAACCTGCAACCAAACGGTGCGAAATCTCTGTACAGAGTAAACAAAACGGCATTAGAGACTTATCTTCAGACATCCGTGGAGGAAATTATAGAAGATGAAATAGATAGTGCTCCTTGTTCCGTCTGTGTTATCTAACGATGACCTATTCAGATTCCTTTACTACTTCTCCTATGCAACCCACAGAAATTGCTGTTATAGATCAGACTTCAATTCAACCAGAAATTGAACAGCCGAGTACGACAGTACAAGGATTGGTCGAACATTTAATTGATTACGCCTCGTATCTACATCAACTCTACGCGCAGGCACATTTAATACACCTAAATATCGAAGGACCTTTGTTTTTCCCGATACATGAGTTTTTAAACAAACAGTACGAAGCTCATATAGTGCAGTTCGATAAAACTTCGGAGTACGTTAGGACACTTGATTACTTAATGCCTATGTGCCAACGAGGCTTGATTCAGACTCATAAGAATTTCAAGCACGTTAAAGATTACGACACCAGAAATATGCTGACGACTTATCTTAAAAATGTAGAAGATGCTGGTATGGCAGCAAAAGATGTTTGTGACTATGCCCGCGAAATTGAAGCCGTGGATGTTGAAAACTTTATGGCTGAGACAGCAGGAGCTATGTTTAAAGCAGCGTGGATGCTTAAATCTACTTTACGTTCTAAGTAAAAGCCCATCCGTTAAGTACACGAATAAATAAACCGCTCGGCGTTGTACCAGAACTCTGTATCTGGTACACCAGTGTACCTGAAGCATATGAAGCAGGACTAGGAATACCACTTAGTAAAACTAGTACTGAAGGTGTTCCTGCTGCAGTGACTACTCCACTAGAAAGTACTGCACCACTAGCGAGAGTTGCTGTATTTGCAATTAAAGCACCGCTGGCAAGTATCGCACCACTAGCGAGAGTTGCTGTATTTGCTATTAAAGCACCGCTGGCAATTGAAGACGAGTTAGCTTGTCCTGCAACTGTCGCCGAATCAGCAAAACCAGAGTATATCTTTTGCCACGTTGATCCCGTCCATACTTTTAAATAGTAAGCAGCTGCGTTTGTATCTACCCACTGCTCTCCAATTGAATTACCTGGAAGTCCAACGGGGACTGCGTTAGGTGCTGTGTTACCAAAAGAAGAAGGTCCGAGCTTTACGATACCTCCAGCGGAATTCTCAAAATAAACTCCTGGATCAGCAGCACCAAAGTTCGTTGCTAATTCACCGTTAACTAAAATATTGCCGCTAGGTCTGTCAGACGCATTACCTGATCTTTTTAGTAGCAGTGTTACAGGAGTGGATGTCATGTTAGTAAGTTCCTCCGTTTATATATGAGGGAGGAGAAGCTGGTGGTAAAAGACTACCGTTATTATACTGACCCCCGTCTAAATCAAGTGTCGTAGTAGAGGTAGCTATTCCATTTAAATACGTTCCTCCATCGTACGTGTCTTGCGGTAAGTTTGCAGGATCTAAAGGATTGAACTGATCTATAGTAAACAATTCAAAATTCGTGTCTTGAAGTTCTGTTACGTCATCTAACTGACCAAAGTTCAGTGTTTTAGCGATCATATTATATTTATCTGAGTAAAGAAGCTGCTTAGGTAAACCAGACAGTGAAGGACTATACCTCTGCCACCAGTTAAAGTCATGGCTTCTTTTTAAGAAGCTCATTTGTTTTGTTAGATCGACTTCAAACTTCTCCCTGTAATATTCATTCATAGGCTCGTCGGTAGGTTGAGGTAACCACGAGGACGTTACGTTAGACAAGTTAAATTTACGTTGCATATCCCAGAAGGAGGCAAAGATGTGTTTACACCACTTAGGTTGGAAGTAGTAAAGAGAGGGATCCGAATAACTTGCAACATCAACATATGTAGGCGCAGTGTACAACTGATCTAAATAGATAAAACCAAATGTTCTAGCGTAACCCGGATAATCATTGGAATTAGATACACGAGTAGCTGCATCTGGTCCAGCATCGTAAGTACCAGGGTCAATGTTCATTACTTTTGCGTAAGGATATCTTTGATTTAAAGAAGAATTGTAAAAATTAAACCCTTCTCTATTTAAAAAGTCTTGACAGGTACATTGCATCCGTATCTCAGTTGAAAGAAATTCTCCTACAGCTGGAGGCCCAATCGCCGGTACAGAGAGTGTAGTGCTGTTAATAACAGACCAACTTTCTTGTTCAGAAAACGATAAAAATAAAGTATCAAAATCTGGGTTTATAGTTGGTGTTGTTTTAACGCCGTTTAAACCCACAGCGATAACCGTATAGTTGTTATAACCAACGAGTTTCTCAGTGCCGTTTGAATTAAATCTATTAGACAACACCTCCCCTGTAAAAAACGAAATCGGGGATCCAAATCTTTGACTTAAGATAACGGCGTAGGTAGTCGCGTCAAATTGAGTTACAGATTGTACAGATATACCAAAGTCCAAGAAGTTAAAAGTATCTCGTGGTCGAATGCCCACTATGTGCATCCTTGTGTCGGCACGTACAGTCGGATATACAAAGAAAATTCCAGGTATATACCCTCCAACGCCAGCTGTACCAGATATGTAATATTTAAACGAAGAATACACTAGACCAGAGTATGCTCCCTGTGTGTACATACTTAGTTCATAACCACGTCGCCATCTAACCCACAAAGATGCGTAGTTGTAATCGCTTAAAACACTAAAATTCTTAGTACCTGTGGCAGGTCTAAAGCGACGTTCAAAAGATAAAGGATTTGCTAATTGATTTGTATTATCTGATCCCGCAATAGTTGAAATAGATTTTACAGCGTCTAGACCTCCGTGCCCTCTAAAGGAAAAATTATCTGATCCTTTCTTTCGGGACACAGATCAATAGAACCCGCCTTGTGCAAATACTGTGATTCCAGAAGGGCTTAAGCCGCCAGATATTGCAGAAGGTCCATTACCTATAAGACCAACACAAAGAATATATCCTTTTTCTAAGTAAAGACCTTCACCTTTTCCAACTTCAATAGGACGTAATAGTGATGTGTCCCCTACTGATGGAACAGGTGCGTTGATTGCAGGAAGTTCAATGCGCTGTATGCTTCCTTCGGTTGCACCGCTCAAACCTACTTCTACTTTCTGAAGCATTAAAGCAGTAGATGTCGACGGAGCTGCTTGGTTAGGAGCGTAGATATAAAAAGCTAACTCGCAACTTCTAACACCGCCGGTATTAGGGTAACCTTCATTACTGACTAAAAATACGTCTTCTACCAGCGCCGCATCTTCTGTAGGAAGATCGCCCACGCGGACTAACTGAACCAAATCCGAAAACGCTGGGTTAGTCGGATTAACCGTAGTTGTGCCGTTGTTGATCCGAGCCCCTCTAAGGAAGGGACGGTCAATAAGGCAGGGTTGCTTGTTCGTTGATGTAGAAGCTATACCTTTAAACACCCCTATCCGTTGAGATTAGGGTGCCTCCGAACTCTCTTCCTAGAGTATAGCAGAGACTTTATTAAAATAAATAAGTGTTAGATCTAAAGATCAAAGCATAGGTTGACCGCTGCCTGCTGATTTTAAATAGTCACCCATGTATTTGCTGAATAAACCTGCGACTAAAGGAGCAAGATCCTCGGTGTTCGTAGAAGAAGATCCAAAATAACGCCCAAGAAGATCCCCGGCCATACTTTCTTTGCTCTTTTTTTGATTAAGTAAAGAAGGTCCGAATACAGGGTCTTTGCCCTGTGTGCCTCTAATAATATCGCCTGCAACGCCTGCTCCTAACCCGGCAATGTCAAGAAAACTAAGACCTCTAGCCTTTTTTTGTTGATCTAGACCGTATTTCGCTGTATCGACACCTAAACCTGAGGTGTAAGCTGTCTCCTGCATAGATGGGCTAAAATTAAAGCCAAGATCAGGAGCAGCAACTCCAAATTGTTGGTTATCCACGGGGCTAAACCCGCCAGAGAAGTCAAAATCAGAAATAGCCATGATTAATTACCGTAGAAAAGGTTTGGTTGTCCGGATCTACCCATTTTAAGCTCCATTGCGCGACGCAACATGTCATTGGAGACCTCAGCTGTAGCCTGCATTCTTTCGGGAGCTTGACTAGTGTATTGATCTTCTGTTTGCAGTGTAGGTTGAACAAGCGCTTGCGTAGCATCAGCGAGATCAGTGGCGGTCTGACTACCTGTTACGTACGCCTCAGCAGCATAATGACTATTTCCTATAGCGTTATTTGAGAAATTAGATCCCATAGGAGTGTTGACCATGTAGTCCGAGACATTACCTACAGGTTTATAATTAACAGGATCACGGGGTTGTATCTCAGCAGGAGAGGGGAATTCGGAACGAACATTTAAGTTACTGGCTAAAGATCCCCTCTGAATTTGTCGGTTGTACTCTGCTAAAGCTAACTCTGGATGTGTCCTAGCCCACTCAGCTAAACCTGCTGTTTCGTTTGTCGTGTACCCTAGACCACGGAGAATATCGGGCATCAAAGCACGACCTGCTTCACGCTGTGCTTGAACGTTAAGCAGCGCTTCTTGCTGCATTTTATTTGTATCTAATTTAGACGACCCCATGTCTTGTTTGGCATATTGCTGCTTTTGTTCATTAACAGCTTGCTCCCGTGCGCCGGTAAGCATTAGTTTTGGCGTACCCGTTAAAGGATTACCTGCCATAAAACTTGGGGAGTCTGACATTGCTTGAGCCGAACCCACGCTGTTAAGTAGGCTTTCTAGATCCGCTGCTCTTAATCCAGATGTAAGAGAACCCAGATCACGAGTTTGTACACCACCCGTGGCGGTAGCTAACTCTCTCGTTGTTGGACTAAGACGATTAGCGTCATCTACAAAAAACTTAGTGAAAGGATTGGATGCGGGGACCATGGTATTACCGGGAGGGTTGTTTTGGGGAAGAGGAGCTCGCTCATTTAAAGGTCGACTAGCTGGCCCATTGTCAATATCCCGGTAACTATTATTTCTCTTGGTATCAAATGCGTTCCTAACGTTACCCATATTATAACCTTCTCGCTTAGGTATGGATTGTTGTTGACTACCTGGCACATAGCGCCCACTTTCTAAAAGCTCTTGAGCCCCTATTCTTCCTCTCATCTCGGCTTCTGACGCATAACCTAAATTTCTATAATTAGGTTCGGGAGTCGAACGCTCTGCAAGAGCAGCTAAACCTGCTGCCCCTCCACCACGAACAGCAGCAGCGGTTCTGAGCAAGTCCATTATAGAAGGAGAAGGTCCTCCTCCTGTAAGTGCAGGTGGAAGACTAGGTGCTCTAAACCTTTCAGGCCCAATTAAAGACCTTTGAGGTCCCGCCGCACCCATAGGTGTGCGAGTGCCTTCGGGCATAACCCGAAATGAACCTACTTCTCCAGCAGGGGCTTCAGGAAATACAGGAAAACTAGATAAAGGTCGTGCTCCAGGAGCACTTAAACGGGGACCAGTACGTTCAAGTGATGGATCAAAGGAAGACGGACGCGGAGGCATAACCCGAAATGAACCTACTTCTCCAGCAGGGGCTTCAGGAAATGACGAGTAGTTTGCAGGCAGAGTAGATAAAGGTCGTGTCGAAGGAACACTCAAACGTGGACCAGTACGTTCAAGTGATGGATTAAAAGAAGAAGGAGTATTCGCTCTGACATCAAAAAGACCTAATTGACCTGGTGAAACAGGCTCAGGACGAAAAGAAGGGGGTATCGGTGTGCGACCTTGATTTACAGGTACTGGATCCGAACCTATAAAAGGCTTCCTGCTCCCAGAGAAATTCTGTGGATTCCCACTTTTAGTAAAAAGAGAACCTTGCTTAATTGCTTGCGAAAAAAGTTTTACAGCTTCGAGTAAGTTAGGTTCCACGTAAAATAAAGGATGCTTCTTGTCTAAATATAGCCACTACCTCCATTTAGTGTAAAAGTAGATGCGGTCTGCTCTTGCTGTATCAGGAGGTCCGGGTATAGCTTGAATAAATTCACCTCCACTTCGCTCAAAGCGATAACGAGCTGTAACGGGATCTTTATAATTAGCAACATAAAGCATATGCGCTAAACGATCGCACTCAAATTGATAATTCTCTCGCCAAATTCTCGACGTTTCACGCTTGTCTTGAACGTTAATTGAGCGACTTACGTCACCAAAAATTGTTTCTTGCCTACTAGTGGCTCGTCCGGTTGCTAATTCAGTTAAACGTTCGGCTTCTTCACACCTTTCAACTTGACCGACGATTTTATCGTAATAAAACTCAGAGGGTATGCTGCTTGTAGCTTCTAAAAGTCGAGCGTAGTCTCCGGCAGGTACAGTAGCTATGTTGTAGCCTAAATGATACGCTACACGGCTAAAGTTGAAATCATCAAGTCTATACCCGAAAGTCTGAGCAGGATTTCGAGTAAGTTGGTTAACCGCAGCATAAATTATCTCTCGCTTTGTAGCATCCGTAGTTGTTGCTTGGAATACAACACCCTGCTGAGCTAAATAGCTTTGAATTTGCTCAAGTTCTTGTTGAGAGAATTGAGACACTTTATTTATGCACTAGATATTGTTATTCTACCAAATTTAAATTAAAAATTTATATTATTCTACGTATACGACTCCAGCAGACAAAACTTCGTCCCAATCAACACGAGTTATAGATTTAAGTTGATCTAATTTTGTAAATCTCTCCCCTGGCATGGATTGTTGCAGTTCTTTGATCTCAACAGCGGTTTTAATTCCTACACCTTTAAGAATTTGTGTTAAACGCTCAGGAGTAGCCCCGTTTATGTTGATTCTGTTGTCAAAAGGAATCTCTGGCTGAATAATTTGACGTCCACGTCGTTTTAAGGCGGGTTTTGCCTCCTTTTTGTCCTCGCTACCTTCTACAATCTCGATTTGACCTCTGTGCGCAAAAAACACTTTGCCCGTCGTGACGGAGCGGACCATTTTGTACTCACCTTCGTCGTGCTCACTTAAAATTTCAACTTTAACCCCGCTTGGTTTGTACAAAACGTCTTGGATTGAAGTAGTGGTCATTATGTAAGCAGTGTCTACGGATAGTTTACTAACAAATTTCAATTTCAGTTGTCATATTGCCATACATAAAAAAACCCCCTCCGAAAAGGGGGTCTGTTCTTCACTAAATAAATCAGGAAGGAACGGTAGAGGTGAAAACGTTGGACTCAATGATACCCGCAGGTTGAAGAGCCAAGTCGTCACGATTGGCTGCCTCATCAGACAAGAACCAACAAATCTCACAAATACCCAACGCCTTGTTTTTACCACGGAGTTGGTTATTAGAAGCACGGGGGTCAAAAACACCCGAAGCTTGTGCAAGACCAGAAGCGGCTGCGCCACCAAGGTTGGCAACGGCAAACACTTTATACTGTGTCTCGGCTCCATTACGGAACAAGTTGTTGGTGTTGAACACGTTGTTGGTGTTGTAGGAACCGTTGGCAATACGGCTGCTACTACCAGCAAGTGTTACAAAGAAACCAGACGCGGAAGGAGTGGTGTTAAGACCAACGCCCACAGCAGGACCAAGGCCCAGTGTTGGAGTTGCAACGCCACCGCCAACGCCGCTGCTGATCACATCGCCACCGTCAACACGGAGAGCTAGACGATAAACATAAGCACCGGAAGGAACTTTGATACCGTCAGTGATGTCAGCACGTACGTCTTTGTAAGCATCCGGTGAAGGAATGATTACATTAGCGTTAGTGAAAGCAACGTTAGCTCCGTTTAGACCAGAGCTATAAGCCTGAGTGTAATACTCAAGTTGACTAGTGGTGCCCAGAGCTTGGTACGACAGATCGACGTAGCCAATAGCTTGTTGAGCAATCCAACCAGGGGTGAACACCACACCAACAGGACCGCCGACCGGCTGGTTGGAGTAGGTGGTCTCCGTATCGTTAGCGTTACGGAACTGGAAGGTTTTTTCTTCGTGCCAGTAACGAAGAACGTTTGTGTAGTTCCCAGGATAGATCTTGGAAACTGAGATCTGGTTAGCGTTAGTTGTCATAGTTAGTTACCTCCTCAAACGTTGAAAGAGTAGGCAACAGTAACGAAGTCAGCGTTTAGAAGTTCAAAACCTGCGTACAGGCTCCAAATCATCATGATGAAACGGCTGAAGTCGTCGTTGTTGTTTAGGAGCACCTGAGCATTGTTACCGCCGATACCGACGCCAACACTCTGGGGACCAAAGAACATACCGATAGCACTGTCGTATGTAGTCGAAGTACCACCAATAGTTGCTGTAGCACTCTGAGAAGGCATGTTAGTGGATTCGAAGAATCGCACACCTTCAAATACAAACCCGGTAGGCATGATGGGTTCGCCAGCCACGAAGGAGGCTTGTCCAAAACCTTGGCCCATGTAGATAGCAGCGTTAGGCTGCATCGCAGACATGAGTGGGTTGATCTGACCGTTACCTGGGTAGCGAGCCACTTCGCGGAAATCGCTGTTCTGACGCAAGTGCATCAGGAACGTGGGATCGCAAACGCAACGGTAGAAACCGTCTTGGTAAGTAGGAGTATTCCGCTTACGCAAAGACTTAACCACGCGGAGGAGGTCGTCCTTAACGTCAAACTTGGCTTGCTCTGAGTTGGTGTAGGTCAGTGACCCAACAGCCAAATCACCAGGGTAGTAGTAACCACCTTGGGTATCAGAGGACTTACCCTTAGAAACAGCTTTCAGGAGTTCGTTAATGAACACCCGATCGCGCCAACGACGATAGTCGTCGAGCAGGGTTAAGGAACCAATTGATTGGTGGAAGGCAGTGAGATTACCGGTATCCAACAGCAAACGTTGGGCGGTAATTAGTGTCTCACGTGCAATCTTAAATGTACTAGCTTGTGTTGGATCACTAGGGTCGGCAGGACCGGTGTCACATTGTTACCCTA